CCATCATCTTCAATTTAGCTTTCGGCCCGTGAAGGGTATAAAGGAGAATAATGGCTTTTAGCGTATCACAATTCAGAAGTAAAGGTATTGCCAGAGGTGGAGCAAGACCTAACTTATTTCAAACCACATTAACTAATGTACCTGCAGGTGTTCCTATTCCAGTAGGTTCTTCGGAAGGTGGATGGTCTTTTGTCTGTAAAATAGCATCAATTCCTGCATCTACTATTGCAGCAGTTGAAGTTCCATATTTTGGGCGTCAGGTTAAAGTTCCTGGCAATAGAACTTTTGATAACCTTTCAGTTACAGTAATTAATGATGAGGGATTTGATGTAAGAAATGGTTTAGAAACATGGATGGCCAGAATGAATGGTCACGAATCTAATACTCAAACAGTAGATCCAAATGATCTTTTAGCAAGTATGTCTGTAATTCACTATGGTAAAGAAGGACAGAATACAACTATCGGTGATGGAGTATGGACATTTGAGAATATTTTTCCAGTATCATTAGGTGAAATTGCATTGGATTGGGGTAGTAATGATACTATTGAAGAATACACAGTTGAATTTGCTTATGACTATTGGAGTCATGGTCCAAGGACAAATTAAGTAAATATAAATATATCATAGAACAGTTTCCAATAACTAGGGGCGTGGGGGCTACTCTAGCCCCTGTCCTCTAGGAGTAAATGAATGGCTATTGAATTATTTGGTTTTACAATTGGAAGAACTCAAAAACAGAAAGAACAACAGGAAAAAGTTTCTTTCACACTTCCAGTACATGATGATGGTTCCCTTGATATAGCGGGAACGCCAGGTGCCGCATACGCTACCTACCTTGACATGGAAGGTGCCGCAAAGAATGAGGTCGATCTCATTAATCGGTATCGTCAAATGTCACTCTATCCAGAAGCAGAATTAGCAATAGATGATATAGTCAATGAAGCCGTTGTTGCAGATAGAGAAGAGGCCCCAGTTGGTATAAATTTAGAACAGATAAATCTTTCCCCAGACATAAAACAAAAAATAGTAGAAAACTTTCATGAAGTTATTCATTTACTGCGTTTCAAAGACACAGGGTATGATACATTCAGAAAATGGTATGTAGATGGAAGATTATATTATCATATCATTATTGACCCAAATCAACCGAAAAAGGGTATACTTGAATTAAGACCCATAGATGCCGTAAAGATAAAAAAGGTTCGTCAAGTCCTTCCACCCAAAGATCCCTCAAATCCAACGATCATGCCGAGGACTGAAGAATATTTTGCATTCAATGAAAATGGAATGGCATACAATAAAGGTGGAGAGATTATAAGAGTTGCAGTAGATTCTATAGCATATTGTCATTCTGGTCTATTAAGTGAAGATCGAAAAATGGTTCTTAGTTATCTACACAAGGCAATAAAACCTCTCAACCAACTCCGAATGATAGAGGATGCTGTAGTCATATATCGTATATCAAGAGCGCCAGAGAGAAGAATCTTTTATATTGATGTTGGAAACCTACCAAAGATTAAAGCCGAACAATATCTTCGTGACATTATGACCCGATACAAAAATAAGATGGTTTATGATGCATCTACTGGTGAACTCAGAGATGATCGAAAACACATGAGTATGTTGGAAGATTACTGGTTACCAAGAAGAGAAGGTGGAAGAGGTACAGAAATTTCTACATTGCCAGGTGGTGAAAATCTTGGTGAGTTAGAAGATGTAATCTACTTTCAAAAGAAACTTTATAAAGCATTGAATGTACCATCATCACGTTTAGATCAAGAGTCAGGTTTTGTATTGGGTAGGGCTCAAGAAATATCCAGAGATGAGGTTAAATTTACAAGATTTATCGAAAGACTTAGAAATCGTTTCAATCATCTTTTTAACACTTGTCTTGAAAAACAACTTATCCTCAAAGGTATTCTTACTCTCAACGATTGGAGAAACATCGAATCTCGTATTCATTACGAATGGCAAACAGATTCACAATTTGCTGAATTAAAAGAAGCAGAGATGTTGCAAGAAAGATTGAATCTTTTAAATAGTATGAATTTTGCTGATGACATTGTTGGAAACTTTTACTCTAAAGAATATATTAGAAAACGTGTATTGAAACAAACTCAGGAAGAGATTGATGAGATTGATAAAGAAATTGAAGCTGAAGCTGCTGCAGAACCAGAAGAGCCAGAAGATGATTTTCAATCTTTTACTCCCAAACATGGAGAAAATCTTTCAGAAGAAGTAGAAAAGATTGTAGAAGAAAAAATTGTAGACAAAGAAAAAGATGAAGAGTTGAAAATGAACATCAATGATATTTTCAAATCAGTTTTAGAAGAAGAATCAGATGAGTTTAGAACAAACTAAAGATGTAGATATTGACTCAGCAAAAGTTCTCGCAACGAGTCTACAATACACCAAAAAAGAAATCAAGAAACTCAAAGAGGAACTTGAAGAATCTTTTGTCCCAATAAAAGATGTTGTTGGAGTAGAAGGTCAAGAGGGACCACAGGGCCCTCAAGGACTTCAAGGCCCACAAGGTCCAAGAGGATTTTTAGGTCCACAAGGTGAAGAGGGTCCAGAGGGTGTCCAAGGTGAGCCTGGATTATTAGGTGAACAAGGTCCACAAGGTATTCAGGGTATCCAAGGAGAAAAAGGTGATAAGGGTGACCAAGGTGAACAGGGTATCCAAGGAAAACCTGGCATAGATGGTCATGATGGTGTAGATGGAGAACAAGGGCTTCAAGGAGAAAGAGGTGAACGAGGTTTTAAGGGAGAACAAGGATTACAAGGTGAACAAGGTATCCAAGGTGAGAAAGGCGACAAGGGAGATAAAGGTGACCAAGGATTAATGGGCATGTTGGGTCCACTTGGCCCAAAAGGTGAACAGGGTATCCAAGGTGAAGTTGGTCCTCAAGGAGAACAGGGAGAGCAGGGTTTACAAGGTGAGAAAGGTGAAAGGGGTGATGTTGGACCTCAAGGAGAACAGGGTGAACAAGGTCTTCAGGGTGAACAAGGTATTCAAGGAGAGGTTGGTCCAGAAGGACCACAAGGACCAAAAGGTGATGATGCCGATGTAACCAAAGAACTTGAAACTATTGATAAAAGATTCAACAATCTTAGTGCCGAAATTGGAAATGTAAAGTCGAGTGCATTAAACTCTGGTGGAGGTTTAGATCCAAATAAAATTAGTGCAGATTTACTTCCAACATCAAACAATACCTTTGATTTAGGTTCATCAACAAGAGCTTGGAAAGACCTTCATCTTAGTGGAACATCACTTCATTTAGGTGATGTTACCATCAAAAGAACATCTGCAGGTGAAGTACAATTACCAAAACTTGCAGTAGGTACAGACGAAGAAATTGCTGCAGGAAATGCTGCAACACTAGACAAATCTAAATTACTTCCATTAAAAGACGTTACACCAGGCACAGTTGCTGCAGGTAAGGCAGTAATCGTAGATGACAATAAAGACATTGGTGATCTCAGAAACGTAAATGCTGCACAGTATTCTATTGGTGGAACTGCAATTACAGCCACTGCTGCAGAACTAAATCTCTTAGATTTTAGTTCACAAACTGGAATAAATACAAAGTTTCTTAGAGGTGATGGAACTTTTCAGACTGTACAAGCAGGTGGAGGTGGTGGTGCAAAACATCAAATGCAAAATGCAGGAAGTAATCTGAATGAACGAGCATCACTTAATTTTGATGGAACACATCTCATTGCAACTGATGATGGTACTAATGATCAAACCGATGTAACAGTCAGTTCAAATCTTCAAGCATTTTCTGGAAAATCTGCACCATCTGGTGATGTAGTTGGTTCGACAGATTCACAAACTCTCACCAATAAAACGATGACAAGTCCAGTATTGAATACTGGTGTAAGTGGAACTGCCATAGTTGATGAAGACAACATGGCATCCAATTCAAACACAAAAATACCCACACAGCAATCTGTCAAGGCTTACGTTGACAACGAACTAAATAATGTAGACGCAGAATTACTTGATGGCCAAGAAGGTTCTTTTTACCAAAATGCAAGTAATCTGACAGGTGCAGCAAGTGGAATTACTTCTGTAACAGTAAATTCAATCATGACAGTAGTTTCAACTACTGTTACTGTTGCAACTGCTGGACAAACTGCAGTTGACAGTTTTTCAACCAGTAGTTTTAGAGCAGCAAAATATATTATTTCAGTGAGTGATACGGATGATTCAACATTTGCAACAACTGAGGCATTAGTGGTACACAATGGAACGGCAGCTTCTCTCACACAATTTGGAGATGTGACTGTCGGTTCTGGAACTGTCCCAGACCCAGCCTTTGATGCAGATGTGGCAGGGGGAAATTGTAGATTATTAGTAACTACAAATTCCAATCAACAAACAATTAAAGTCACTCGCATGACAACTGTAGTTTAGAGGAAATGAACAATGGCTAATAAAGCATTTGTAGCAAAAAATGGTCTTACTGTAAACACGGCCAGTATAATCATGAGCGAACTGTCGGGTACACTAACACCTACGACAGCTGGAAAAATTCTTATCACCGATGGTACTGGTCAGATGGGAACTCGTACCGAGGCCCAGATCAAAAGTGATATTGGTGCTGGTGTTGTTGAAACAGTTACGGCTGGAAATGGTTTAACAGGTGGTGGAACTAGTGCATCTGTTACTGTCACAATGGGAGCACCTACGACTCTCACAGTTAGTACAACTGATACAGTCGGTGCAGAAACTCATGCTCATGCTATCACATCTTCTTCTGATGTGTCTGGTGGTACAGCAGCCATCCTTGCATCTGATGGAACTGGAAAACTCAAAGTACATACACTAGATGCAGCCACAGCATTACAGATTGGTGGAACAGCAGTTTCCTCTACTGCTGCCGAACTTAATCTCTTGGATGGTTCTGCAAAATCAACTGCATCTATCACACTTGCAGATGCTGATGCATTTATTGTAATTGATGGATCAACAACCAAACAAATACCTGCATCTGATATTACAGCTTATGTTGGTGCAAACCCTGCTGATTTTAGTTCTGCAATTCTTCCAAATGCATCTGGAACGATTGACCTTGGAAGTGCAACAAAAGAATTCAATGACATATTTCTGGCCGATAGTTCGGTAATCAAGTTTGGAAATGACCAAGAAATTACCCTTACACATAATCCAGATAAAGGTCTTACATTAAAACATGAGGCCACAGGTGATGACATTTTTCCAACCTTCACTCTTGCAACAAAACAAACAGATATTCAAGCAAATGACGTTTTAGGTTCGTTAGATTTTATTGCCCCAGATGAAGGTAGTGGAACTGCAGATCAAGATTTACTTGCAGGTGCAATAAGAGTTATTTCTGAAGGAGACTTTTCAGATACATCTAATGCATCTAAAATGAGTTTTATGTTGGGGTCTTCAGAGGCTGCAACAGAAAAAATGTCCCTAAGTTCAGACGGAAACCTTACAATCAATGGTAATTTGATTGTTTCTGGAACAACAACCACAGTCAACTCAACTACAGTTTCCATTGCAGACCCGATTTTTGAATTAGGCGACGGAACCTCAGATGATAATCTTGATCGTGGTATTAAGATGAAGTATAACTCAAGTGGTGCAAAAATAGCATTCATGGGTTTTGATGATACTGATGGTAAGTTCATGATGATTCCAGATGCCACAGATACTTCAAGTGTTTTTAGTGGAACAGTTGGAACATTAAAAGCAAATCTTGAGGGTAACGTAACTGGTGATGTCACAGGAAATGCTGACACGGCAACTGCTCTGGCCACTGCAAGAAATATCGGTGGAGTATCATTTGACGGAACTGCAGCAATCACACCAGATGAAATTACAGTTGCAGATGAGTCTTCAGACACAACTTGTTTCATGTTATTTGCAACAGCAGCAACTGGTGCAATTCAACCAAAAACTGGAACAAATGTTACATTCAATTCTGGTACTGGTATAGTATCTGCAACAGGATTTTCTGGAACTCTTACTGGTGCAATTCAAACAGCCTCTCAAACAAATATAACAGCAGTTGGTGCACTTGATGGTGGTTCTATAACATCTAATTTTGGAACGATTGATACTGGTTCATCTGCTATCTCAACAACTGGTGTTCTTACTGGTGGTTCAGTCGTAGTCACAAACGAATCAACAATCGGAAGTGCAAGTGATACCGATGCAATCAGAATTGGTGCTGGTGGTTCAGTTGGATTCTCAAATAATACAGTCCTTTATGGTGCATCAAATAGTACAGTTGCAGTTGCTTCAACTCAAACATTCTCTGGGTCAATCGCAACAGGACAAAATGATGTAGTTTTTACATTTAAGGCAAAAGACGGAACAGCAAGTCCAACTGGTGCAACAAATTATCAAGGTGGAGAGATAGTACTCACTCTCAAAAAGGGAACAGATGTTGAGACTAAGAAAATTATGATTCACCATGATGGTGATCCATCTGCTGACGGAACAGATATTTTCATTACTGAATTTGCAACTTTAGGAACTGAGTTAGCAGAAAATATAACAGTAAGCATGGGTGATGCAGATGGAACTAGTTTGACAACAAATGGTGACAAACACGTTCATTTTAAAATAGAAAATACCTCTGGAACAGATGCAATGACTTTTGCAGGTGTTGCACATTTGGTTGAGATTCCAGGCGATAGTTAATCTTTATAATGGAGTAAGATATGGCAAGTAAACCTTTTAGGTCAAGAGTTGGAATTGCATTGGATAATCAAGGTAGTAATCCAGATGCAGAAACAGATGAAGTAGTCCTATTTAAGAAGACTACTGGTAGCGGGGGAACAGGCGTATTTTTTAAGAATCAGACA